GCTAGCGAGTTAACAAGTGTACTTGCTACACGTTGAGCAGGAGCAGCGACGTTAGCTTGGAGCGCGCTTCGGATCCGAGCGAGGGATCCCAGGACCGAACTCGATGCGGCCGAGACACCTGCGTCTAGTGCAGCAACCGCCGAGGAAGCAGCACTTCGAATCGGTGCTGTGACGTTGGCTTCGATGGCCGCCCGAATTGAAACGAGTCGAGCATTGACGGCACCAGCAACCTCTTGAGCACGTGCGGCAAGTGGAGCAAGCGCCGGTGCAAGCGCACGGGCCATCTCGGCCCCTGCCGTGCCTGCAATCGATCCAAGCTCACGAAGAGCCGCACCAGAAACACGAGCCGCGTCACGCGTTCCTGAACTCAATGCAGCAAGGCCCGAGTCGAGCTGAGCGACACGGGCCTTGGTTTGGTCGAGCGTTACGTTGAGCCGCGTTGCGGCAGCAACATCCGCTTTAACCTTGAGCTCTATTAGAAGCTCGCGGAGGGACATACGTTAGGTTTCAGTTCGCTTGCGTGCACGCTCTTGAGCGGCCTCAAGCGCGTCCAAGACAACGTGGGCTTCGAAGAGCTCCACGAGGGTCCATCGATCGCGAATATCGACGTACGAGTCTGAGAGGTGCGAAGTCGTGGCGACTCGCCAGATCGCCCAGTCGATGAATTCAGGCAGACGGAGCGGCTCGCCTTCGCCTGTCAGGGGGCTTGGCCAACGCCGGCTAAAAAATCCCCGAACTCCGCCAGGATGCAACGGGCCAACCACTCCAACATGCGTGCGTGTTTGCGCTGGAAAGTTTGATCTAGCATCGGTTCCAGCTGAAGCCACTTGTCTCCGTATTGCGGAAGCTGGACTTTGCAGCGTCTGCTGAACGCATCCATGAGGACGGGCACCTCGGTTGTCGCCATTGCGACATCGCCCAAGTGATCCGAGAGCGTTTTCAGCATGTCGAGCGCCGGTGCCTTGGTCTCGGCGTTTGCGTCTCCACTCTCAGTGGCATCAGCGTTCACCACGGGTTCAAGCCCACGGATAATGTTGAGCACGGGTCCCATCGCCCGCGAGACGTTGGGCAACAAGGCGCGAGCTTCTTTGACCGAGAGGGCCTCCAACTGGAATTGGAGTCCGCCAGCCTCGAATATATTCGTGGTCATCGGTTACTCCGAGTTCAGGTGATCGAGTTGCCGCCCAAGAGCATCTTGCTCGGGTCAGACATGACGGTGATTTCCCAAGTCTCGTCTTCGACGTTCGTGCCGAACTTCCGCTTCGGCGCCTTGCTGATCCAGCAAGAGGAACCCGCAAGAACCGTTGAACCTGACGCATCAACCAGTGAGAACGGACCTACGCCCGATCCGCCAGTTGCGATCACGTCGGCGGCATGCAGGGCAGCAAGCTCACTCGTGTGAGTGCTGCTCGCCTTCAAAGTCAATGAGACCTTGTATTCGCGGTCCAAGGTTGGAGCTCTGGTCGAGCTTCCATCGGCGGACTTGGAAACTTGGTACTGCTCCGGCGACTCGATCTCGATGGAGATCAAGTTGTCGGTGATGGGCAGACCCATCGCGATCAGGGTTATCGCCCTGATGTCGTAAAGGGCATCACGTGCCATGGTTGGCGGGCTCCTTGAGGAGAGGGATCTGTTCGGGGGCCCGCCGCATCGGAGGGCAGGCCACGCCTAGGTGGTCAGAGGTGAACGGCGTTCAGAACGACACGGTGCCGGTGATCGCCATCTTGGCGATGCCGACTTGCTTCTCAGCGCTGTATGAGAAGCGCAAAAGCTGAGCTGCCTTATCGGCAGGATCGTCAGCACCGTCTTTGGGGATGTTCACCCTGAAGGTGTTGGGGACGAAGATTCCTTGCGTCTCGGAGAGGGCACCACGCCGCTCGGCGGTAGCGCGAGCCTGCCCCTTGCCGACGGCCGTGTACGGCATTTTCTCCGTATTGACGAGTGTGGTGAACTCATCCGCAGCGAGGTTCGCTTCGAAGTAGTCGATGTCGCGGGTGGTGTCGTAGAGCCGAGCGGACCCGGTCTTGACGTTAAACGTGACGTTGATGCCCGCGATGCTCAGGAACAGCGACGCACGCTTCGTGACCGCATTGGCCTGTTCGGTTGCCGTGAGGTTGTCCGCCTCGCCAACGAGGGCCTTGTTGTTCCAGTCGCTGCGACCAGGATCCATTGCGAGTTGGCGACCCAACATCGCAGCGGCCATCTGAGACGACTGCTTCCGGCTCGCGAATACTCCGCACCGGTTGTAGCCAGCGTTCTTGAAGTCCGATGCCAGGTCCGTCGTTGCGGCAGTGAAGATGTCGCTGTCGCTTGACAGTGCGACGTAGAGCTTGGCATTGGCTTCACACCACGCAGCTGCTGCGTTGCACTCAGCCTCCGAGTAGCCGTCAGTGAGCACGCCGTAGAAATCGGGGTCCGCGAGCTGACCTGCAGCAAGATCCGTCGCGATGCCTGCATCAGGACTTGTGTCTTTGACGGTCAGCTCTGCGCCGTTAGTATCGATCTGAAATCGATCACCAACGGTGGTGGGTGTCACCGTGATCGTGCCCGAGAGCGCCGTTGCTCCAACGCCGGGTAAGGCGTCGATCAGTGCGGCAATTGCGGTGCCGATCGTCGACTGAGTTGCTGCCGCAAGAACCGTGTACGCAAGGTCGGTCTTCGTCCCGCCGTACGAGACGGAGAGGCGATAGACGTAGTCCTTCGTCGTGATCGTCGGCAGAAGCGTGACCGCTTGAGCGTTCGCAGTGGCTCGCCGGTAGATTTTGATCTTCGGTGGCTTGATCGACTGCCGAGCGACCGCGGAAGCCTTGGCATACGCGTCGGTTCCAGTCGTGAAACCGTCGGATACCATCGCAGCGAGACCGTTTGGATCAGTGTTGTACGTTCGGACCGCGGGTCCCAACGTGTGGGCAGTGAAGATGCCGATGCTGCCAAAGCTTGCGCGTGAGGCAGATCGATCCTGAATCACCGTGCTGACGGTGATGACGTCGGAGATTGACGACATTAACGACTCCGCTTGGAGGGGGTGGTCTTCTCAGCCGCGGCCACATCCGGTTCCGCGGGGGGCACTTCGGCGTTCACCGGAGGCAGTGCCTCTACGGTGTTGGGTTGCTCAGGCAGCGCGAACTGCACGGCAAAGCGATCGCCGTCTTTGCAACACCGCACGTGACCCGAGTCGGGCACTTGCTGTCGCAGATGCTCGGCGAGGATGTTGGCTTCGACGAGCGCCTCGACGCCGCAGCCGATGCTGACGACAGACTGCGAGCAGTAAATCGTTGCGCTCTTGGGGCTACGCCCCATCAAGCGCGCGTGAACCTTGAGCTCGGCGTAGGACTTGTCCTCTTTGAGGACTTCAACGCGGAGCCTGGTGCCGGCGTCGTTACCAAACATGGTGATGACACGCGGAACCGTTTGAGCCGCAGCGAGTGCTTGCTTCAGATTCAAAATAGACCTCTGCCTTCGTCCCCGAGTGCGAACTCGGAGGAGGGGTGGAGAGAGGCGCTCACCGCCCGGGAGGGGAGGGACGGGCAGTGAACGCGAAGGTTGTGTTAGGGAGCGCTGACCTCGAACCCGTCGGTTGGGTCGCCGCTCACGATGCCCGTCGCAGCGATCTTGCGGATGCGGCCGACAGGCAAAGGATCATCGAGCTCTCCGATGAGAGCTCTGAACTGGACTTCGTAGCTACACATCGGGAGGGTGACGCCACCGCGATCACTTGATCGGTTGATCACATCCCCGTACTTGCCGGTGGTGCACACCGTCTCGCCGAGGATCATGCGAACCTCTTGGGTGGACCACGCCATCTTCATCGTTCGGGCGAGGCGAAGGAAATGCTTCGGTGGCGTTGAGCCCCCGCGTGCATACGCAGCGTCGACCGACGAGATTCGAACGTCCACATTGAGCAATGCCCGTTGCACGAGTTTCACCTCGTACCGATCATCAACGAGCGTCAAGCGTTCGAGAGGGCGAGGGTCCTCATCGACTTCGGAGACGAGGAGCAGGGTGACGTGCGTATCCCCAAGCAGCGTCGACTCTTCATCCCAAGCTACTAGCTCGGGGTGAATATCGGGCCACGCGTATCGAGCCGCCGCTCGTGCCGCTTCGAGGATTGTCGTGTAAGCGGACATCAGTCTCGAATGCGGACTTTCACGAGGGCTTTGATCGCGCCGATCAGTTGACCGGTGTCGAGCAGAGCTACGGCCTCTTCACCGCGCTGGTCCTTGATGGCTTGGGACAAGCCAGGCTCGATGCCGGAGTAGATCCGCTCCTTGATCTCGCCTTCGACTTGAACGGCGACTCGAAGAGCAGCGCTCTCCAAGTCTTTGCCGTTGATCACCGCATCAACAACAGCGTCTTCAAGTAGCTTGGTGATCCGTGCTTCGTTCGCGTCGAAGTACGCTCTCAGAAAGCTTCGTTGGGGAACGGCGAGGCCGAACTCGTGGAACGTGCCGATATCAGCGTTGGTCAGCCCACCGTGGGGCTTCGAGCCATCCTCAGCGTGAATACCCGCAGTGAGATCGAGCTCGATGTCGAGCGGGGGCAACCTGCCCCTGTCGACTACGGGCATTGAACGCTGAGCACGATGCCCGTCCCAACGCAGCCCCGTGAGAGCTGCGCTAGAATCTTGTCGTACGGAGTGTCTGTCAGCGTGCGTGTCTTGCTCGCAGGTGCACCGCCGTAGCCAGTGCTCAGCAACACTGCAGTCTGGTACGTCACGACGTCCTTGAACAGCTTGCCGCAGGAGGCCTCGTCCCACATGCGATGAGCGGCATCGATTGCGGGCTGCACCGTCGTCTCAGGCTGAGCCTTGAACGGGGCAAACCTGCCGTCGCTGATGAACTCAGCGTAGGTGAGGACGATCGAGGCCATGAGCGCTCAAGAAGATGGAGGGCTGTCGGACTCGGGCTTCGAAGGCTTGGTGCCAGGCTTGGCCTTGGTCTTCGGCTCGGACGCGACTTGGTCGGTCGTCTTCGAGTTGCCGGTTCTCAACAGCTCGACAAGCAACTTGGCCTCGTCGTCGCCGTCGAGGACACCGCAGCCGATGCACGCGCCGACTCCGGGATACGTCGTGAGCAGCAGTTCGCACCGTTGCCTATCGATCGACTCACCCGGCTTCAGCGTGGTGCCGTGCACTTCGATCGTGGCTTCTGCGTGGATGTTCGAGATCCGCATGGCGCTTAGATCCCGTCCATGTACGCCGCTGCCTTGGGCAGCAAATACTGCGTACCCGAGCTCATGCCCCAGCAAGGGACGACGATGTCGAACCCCTGCCGTTGAGGTGGCTCCTCGATGTACATCGCGTGCGCTCCGTAACGAACGCAGTTGGGATCGCGCTTGTAGAGCACTGCACGAGGACCGTTGCCCGCAGCGTTACCTGTCTCCAACTGGATGCAGGTGTCGATGTTCTTGATGTGCGAGCTGTTCTTCAAAATGAAGGACCGCACCGTCTCGCTACCTGAGCCCGACACGATTGGCGTGTCCAAGATCAACCCGTACGACGTCGGCACCAGCAACGTATCCGGAGCGTGGTTTTCCTTGGTCGCAGAGACGACGGACCACGACGCCTTGTTGATGTCCTGAATGATCTGAGTCGGCGTCGCGGTGCTCCAGGTGCCAGTGATCGGGCTGATCAAGGGCACGTAGGAGTTGGCGTTGATCAGACCGTACCAGGACTTGTCAGTGTCGCCGGTGAGCGCCTTCGCGTCGTGGAAGCGAGCGATTGCGTTGACGGCTGCTTCTTTGCGAGACGTCTCCAAGTTGATGCGTGGGCTCTTGGCCACCTGCATCAGCTCGCGAACCGTCACTGACCATTCGACAACGATGGTGTCGGTCTGGCGTGAGAACTCTTTGCCCACGACGTCGACGCGGGGAAGGGTGCGGCTTTGATTCGAGCCCCACGCGGCCTGACCGACCTCGGTCACCATCGTGTAAGTCTGCGAGTTGACCTCTGGGCCACCGAGCTCTTCGAAGGGCACGAAGGTTTGACCCTTCATGATCGCAAACTCGGTCTTGCGAACCTTTGATTCGAGATACTCGAACTCGCGAGCGAACGTCGCAGTGAGGTCGTTCGAGTCCGTGGTGAGACCCACGCTCTTGAGATCACTTGGGCTCACGTACTGTGCGACCTGGCGTGCGAGCCACACGTTGTGGGGGCTCGGCTGCAGGGAAAACTTATCGGTTTGGGCAAACATTGAGTTGTCCTTCGAAGGGGAAAAACTGTGGGCGCGGAGCGAACAGGGGCTCACGCAGCTGAGTGGTTGACTTCGAGGCGGCTGATGCCGGCAGCGCCTAGGGCAAGCCGGAAGTACAGGCCGGGGATAGAGAACGCGTCTGAAGTGTCAGCGTCTTTGCGGAGGGCTCCCAGCTCTTCACCGACGCCGGCAACGCAACGAACGAAGCAAGCGCCGTTCATCGCGACGTCGGTCTCGGTGGCGACCCAGACCTCGCCCTCAATGAGGACGTCAACGGTTTGTCCCGTCGAGTAAACGCCGTCTGAGTCGGCGTACATATTGCGAAGGGCGATGCCTCCGCGTGTTGCAGCAGTGGGTTGTGCCGCTGGATGCGCGCACTTGCCGTTCGTGTCGAACACGACGTACTGGCCCGGGCGAACAGTGCCCGCGGCGATCTTGCTGCGAACGACCTTGAGGCCGTCAGTCGCAGGCATGCCGGGCACACCCAGTGCCGGCAGAGTGGTGTATGCGGTTTGCATGGGTATTCCTTCGGGGGAGGGGGAGCTGCGGATGGAGCTCCGCCATCCGACGCAGCCAGCTAGGGCTGTCGGTGAGAGCTCCCTCCTTGTTGTTGTGATGGGTTTACGAGGCTACGGCTTGCTTGCCGAGCGGTCTGCTCCAAGCCTCGTACGCACCATCGCCGATACGTTCGGGACGCTGGTCTCGGCTATCGGTCGTTGAGTTCAATCGGAACTGAGCAAGCTCATCTGTTCGCTTGGCACGCTCAGCGTGAACGTTGAGCGCCATGCGATACGCGGCTGCCAAAGAGGCATCGCTTGTCTGATCGTCGACGACGAACTTGCTGTCCGCGGAACGGATCACGTCTGTGCGGATCTCGCGATTGGTCTTGTCGTCAGGCTTGTAGCTATCGCCGAGGACAGCGACCGACTCCTTGTGGAGCTGTACGGTCTCACGCACCACGGCTTCCATGTCAATCGAGTCGGCAGACGTTTGAGGAGCAGGACCCTGTGCGGCTTTCGCCGCGTCGGCCGCTGCTTGGGCCTGTTGCGCTTGATACGCGGCTACCACTTGCTTCAGCAACGGAAGCAGCTGAAGCACTTCGGCGATCGCAGCGGCATCAGGGGCAGCCGCTTGCTCTGGCGCCGTAGGCGCAGGAGCATCGGCAGGCGGTTGATCCGAGGCAGGCTGAGCCTTGGTCTCTTCTTCGGGAGGCATGCTGGATTCCTTTGAACCGAGGGAAATCTGGTTGTCGTTGTTGTCCAAGGAGAACGCGGTTCCTTGGCGGCTCCATCGGCGAGGGCCGAGAGCGACGTGATTGAAGACGTAGTTAGTCTGCGTGCGGTCGAAAGGCTTGCCCGTTGGAGCTGTGCCACTCTCGTCATCGAACTGGTGTTCGTACCCGCAGCTGACCTCGCAGAGCTCGCCGCTCTGAACGCGAGCTACGGTGGAGCCATCATTGATGACGAGGTCGCCAATGAGCGCTTGGCGGGCATCGTCCCAAACGACATTCTCAACATGACCAACGTTGAGCGATTGGTAGTTCTCCGCATCAACGCCCTCGGGCGGATGCGAGACCGTGATCGTCGCACCGGTGAGTGAGGCGATCGCTTCCGGCTTTTGGAGTTCTTTCGCGGGCCGAAACTCGCGTACGACTTCGCTGCCTCGCAGGTATTCAAAGACATCAGCTACAGAGAGCTCGACGCCTTTGACTCGAATTCCGCCTTGTGGCGTTGGCTCCCAATTGGACGAGTCGAAGCTCGCCGTTGCGAACCGTGCTCCACGTCGTGGAAGCTGACTCTCGCGAATGACCGGCAACGCTGGATTCGCTGCAGCGACTTGAGTGAGCACTGTATCCACCGAGCGTCAGAGCGTGATGTGCTTGTCGCTTTGCTCTTCGACTGGCGTTTCGAGGACGAGGATCGCGTCGAGTGCGAGCCCAGCCCGAACCGCCATTGGCACTTCGCAGCCCTCAACAACGAGTGGTTGACCGCCGTAGGCCTTGCAGAGGGTGATCACCGCTTGCGGGATCTCGTCCCACGGAAGCGGGAGCACTGCATCGCAGTGAATGACGGGGCGATCCGTGACCGCGTTGTCAGCGAGGTAGCTCTTGCCCGTTCCAGGTGCGCCGGTAACTCCCAGGCGCTTGTAGGTTGCTAACAGGTTAGCAAGTTGAGTTGGTCGGACCTGGACCAACGCATCCGGCTGTCCAGGAAGCAGGGCCATTGATCAGTCGTCAGGGATGATCGGGATCGCCTGGCATCGACACACATCGGCTGAACCAGGATTGCCGCGGTCTTTCGGACCGCCTCCGCCGCCAATTGGCGGATCGGCGTAACGCTGCCTCGTGCCGTTCAGATCTCGATGCCACTTGCGCGTGTGACGATCAGGAGAGGCACGCCACGTGTACTCAGTGATGCCCGCCTTCGTGTGGCGAATCTCGGTTAGCGCGCTGTTTGCCCGGATGACTGATCCGACAGCAGCACGTCTTGCTTCACGAGCAGTGCCCTTGAATTTGCCCCGGAGCTCGCCAGCTATCTCTTCGCCACGAAGCCCTTGAGTCAGCGCACGCTGAACGATCGGGCTAACGCTCTTGGCGACGTCGAGCGGGATCTTCGACATCGTCGCCACGCATAAGCGAACGAGTTGATCTCGCTGCTTCGGAGTGACTTTGAGGTCGATCTGGACGCTCAGCTGTTCTTGGCTCTGTCTGAAGTTGAACGAGTCGAGCGCCTTGATGTGTGCGTGGGCCCAACTTTCGAGCTCAGCTTGATTGGTTACTGCCGAGAGATCAGTCCGTAGGCGTTTGATTGCGTCTGCCGGTGCACCGTTCGCCTTGAGCAATTTGGCGATGGTCTTCTCGGCCTTGGCCTTCGCCGCGGCGAAGATCTCGTCAGCCTTCTTGGCAGCTCGAACTTCGGCGGCTTTCGGTGGGCTTTGAGGCTTCGCCTCTTTGCCCCGCCGCTTCGATGCCATCTGAGTTAGGCTGCTTCCGACTCGTCAACTTGCGGGGCAGGCGCGCCAATGCGTCGCCAGGCAACTGGCCACACATGGTTGCCGCTCTTGTCGAGCTGCACCGTTCTCACGCGTTCGATGCCACACATGGGGCATCGGTTGGCTTTGCCGTGTGGGCAACGCTCAGCTTGGAGCTCGGTCATTTGTTGAGCGAACGCATCAACTGCTGCTGGGCCGCCATCGACTGGTGCCTCTGCAGCATCGAGTTCCGGAGTTCCGATTGCGTCGTCTTCGGTCTCTGGCTCGACGGTGTTCGCCGGAGCGAGACCTGGATCAGGAACCTCAGTTCCGACGTGATGGGTGAGACTGATCGATGCGATGTCGATCTCAGAGAGCTGTGGACGCTGACGAGTACTCGAACCGAACTCTGCCTTGGCTACGTGCTCCGGAAGCAAGACGCCCATGTCGACGTACTGCCGGTAAGTCGCAGCGCGTTGGGCTTCGATGTCCGCTTCCTCTTTGCCAGTTGGCACCCACAGAGGGGGCCAGTTGATTGACCACGACTTGGGTTCAACTCCACCTGTAGGCCCGTTCGCTGCGTTGAATCCTACGCGATAGATCTGCGTGATCGCTGGCAGCAGTTGCTCACGCTCGGTTTCCGCTTGGGCTTGCCATAGAGCTCTGTCGGATTCACCTGTTGCGTTGAGGCCGGCGGGCGACTGGCCCAACAGAACTGTGACCGGCATTCGCGCGGCTGCGGCGATCCGGAGTGCGAACTTGTCGAGTAACTCCGATAGGCCCGTGCTCAACGAAAGTGTGCTGCGAACGAAGTCTTCACCGTCCGCATCGAGGGCGATCGCGTTGACGGCGGACCGGTACAGGTCCATGACGGCCAACCGAGCTTGGGCCAGGTCGAGGTTGCCCGACTTGATCTGCTCGTTGAGGCCTTTGATCTTGTAAACGTTTTGATTCGCATCGCCGAGAATGGCCAATGCGCTGGCAAAGCTGCCGTGGAACTGACTGATCGGCTTCAGCGCTCTGATCAGGACCGAGCCGCCCCAACCTTGGTACTGGATACTTTTGACCCTTGTCGTTCGTACCCCATAGAAGGGGATGACTCGGCTCTCGTGCACCAAGGGTAGACCGCGTGATGCAGACTGCAGCGGGCTAATCCGATAGTGACTGACCTTGCCGAAGTTAGGCTGGAGCGGGTCTTGGTACCATCGAGCGGGTGTGACCTCGTCCTTGCCGTACACTTCGATGAAGTGGAGCTTGCCGCCGTAGGTTAGTGGCTGCCCGAGTTGCCCATCATCGGAGCCAAGCAACAAGATGCTTCCGCCATAGAGACGTGCCCATTTTTCAGCGAGAGCGATCTTGGCGCGGATGTCGTGAGCGTCCTGCCAATCGGCAATGCGTTCCCGAAGGTCAGGGTCCTCAGTGGGGACTTCGAGGTCGTACCCAAGCCTGAGCGCCTCATCGACCACGGCGTCGACGATTCTCGCGGCGATGTCGTCAGACTCGTAGAGGTTGGCGAGGCGTAGTGTGTCCCACTGCCATTCGTCGCCACCAACATGGATGAAGCTCGCAAGCTTGTCGTTCGGACCGCCGACACCAGTGACGGGATTGAGCCAACCATCGTTGGTTCTGGTGGGTTGAACAGCGGGCGCACTCGTTGCGGCCAGCGTCCGTTGGAGACGGTGCTTGCTGCGCTTGGACAACGAACAGATCCGATCAAGTGATCAAGCGGCGCCGCGTTGCTCACGCTCTTGCCAGACCCTGAGCGCGTCCCACATCGAGCCGGAGCTCTCGTGCAACTGCCAGCAGGCATTCACAAGCGCGCTCACGAGATCGCCGTGGCCGCCTTTGTTACGAGGCGACCAGATTCGGAGCTTGCCCCCTTCAGCTGGCTTGCTGACGACTTCGCCGAGCTGAGTGATCAGCTTGGTGTGGCCCGCGGGGATTCGAAGTTTGCCTTCACGAATTAACTGCCGAACGAACGTGTACGCCTCGGACTTGCCCGCGAGACCCGTTGGGGCAGGGAGCAACTCGATGCCAGAGAGGTACTCTTTCGAGGCTTCGAATTCGTACTGGTCTGCGGTGGCTCGGTAACAACGTTGCCGCCTCATCTCTTGGAGGTACTCGGCGCAGACCTGGCTCAACTTGAGCGGGTTACCCCTAGAAGGCTGGCGCTCGATCACACGAGCAACTGTGTAGACCCTGTCTTGCAGATGAACCGCTACGAGTGCGCTGGAGTCAGTGACGAGACCCGTATCGATGCCGACGCCGACCGAAGCGTTGCTTGGTGGGGCGAGGTCATCGCCTAGACCAGTACCGAGCTGGACGGCCTCTTTGATTTCACCGCTGCCAAAGAACGCCGAAGTGTTCTTCGCTAACGGGATGCAATCGAACTCGCGTGCAGCCGATTCGGGATCAGTGGCTCGCGCGATTGCGATGTCGGCTTTGATCTGCGGGTCTTGGCGGAGGAGTTCAGTGGGCGTGATGCACGCCAGTGCTGTCTCGTGCTTGCCGGTGAGTTCACTGCCTGGAACGCCGAGGTTCTTGGTAACCAACGTCCAGAGCAGGCCTTCTTCGGCCCACGCCGTTGAGACGATGCCGAGCGTGCCACCCGCCATCACACGGGGAGCGACTGCTCGGTAAACCTCCGTGTCGTTGACGACGCCGCTGTCCTTGCTGCGAAAGAAGCACGCTTCGTCTAAGAGGGCAGCGATGTACGACTTGCCTCTGATGGCAGCGCCACCCCTTGAAGCGGCGAAGACTTGAATCGTTACCTGGCCACCATCGGGGCGACGAATG